CTCCTGTCGGTCCCGCGTCTATGTTCAGCCAACACTGTTGGGCTGACAGTATACGCGGAGTTGGATATTGTTCGTGGTAGGTCCGGTCCTGTCATCTCCCATACCGGTATTCCATCCTCGCAATAGATCTTCCATCCCACGAACGTTGCCACTTTCTTGCATCGTACTAATTCACAGTTCACTCCCATCCTAATCCAAAAGGCCACAACATCTTCTTCCTGTTGGTCGTTGAGCTTTGGGTGCGTAGCCGTCATTCCATCATCCCCCTCACCAGACCATGCGAACTGTCGCCTCTTACCCCACCGGTCGATCCCCCACTTTGTTGTGGGGTCCAAAAATCCCGGACTCTTGCCTCCCCTTGGGGAGCTTGACGGGTTCTGCATCACTGCGCAGTGAGACAGCACAAAATTGATCAACCAGTTGAGTGACGAGGTGCCCCTATGACCGGACCTACGTATGGAGTCAAATACAACTCGGACTCGTTGTAAAGCCTTAGACTTCCCAGCTGTCACGGTCATCTTCTTGGCCCTATTAAATTTGCCGTGCGCCTGTGCCCACTGGGGTGGGTATGGAAATCCGAGGCTGAACATCTGCTCCATCACGTGGTCCACAATGGGGTTTTCAATCAGATCGCGTAGTTCTGGGGACATTGTGGCATCCCACGCGGACCCATCTGTTTCAATGAGCTCCTGGCCTGCCTCCAAGCTGAGGTTTTCACATGCCCTCATCATCGCCTCTTCCTTGCTGGCGTGCTTTATTGTCTTCTTTTGTAACCGGTGGAACAAGATGTCATCGAGCACCCACATGACTATTCCCGCCATCAGTTGTCCGACGTCTCCGTCGGCATGTATCGGTCTTGGCGGCTTTCCTTTCTTGTACGGCTCGTTTTTCACTCCTCCGGATATCTTGAAGTGAGGGTTGTGATCCGTCACCAGTTGTTTGGCAGCATTCCAGAAGCGTTCATCGCTCCATTTGGGAGACTTGATGCCGATGATCCCACTCATCTTGACCATTGCATGACGAACTGCCTTCTTAGTGAACACGTGCGTCTTCATGTCTTCAACAACCTTTTTCACCCTTGCGACATCCTCGGATGTCGGGGCAAATTTGTGTTGCTGTTTCATGAGGACGCGCCACATGATGGATGAGAGGTAGTTTTCCACCGTGTTCGCATAAAAGACGCGGGACGCTCCCGGACCCATCTTGACCGCACGGAGTTCATCCGTGTATCGGCCGGTCTCGTAGGAGCA